TGTGAGTTGTTACTTTGCTCCCACTTCAATCTATCTAGGTGTTTTCTCTCGAACTTCCCATGCTCTGATGGATAAGAACCAGACCACCCTTCTAACTTGAAGTTAGGTGCGCTTATGAGTCGGTTGGCTGTTGCTCCGCACTCACACTTAAAACCTGTTGTCTCATAATCAACAAGTCTTTCAGTTTTATGCCCGTTTTCACAGGCAAAATCAAATAGTCTTTTCATTCAATTCCTCGTACGCTCTTTCGCTGACCTCTTTCAAGGTTCTCAGCCAAGTGAGTATTGACAATTCACCCTTTTTGAAATGCAAGGATGTTTCATCAGGGATTGTACTTATATTGTTCAACGAATTTATCATTGTGTCAATATCTTCCATTAAGTCTTTCCACCCCTCTGTTGCCATAGTGTCAAAGCGGGATTCGTAGTATTTTTGCAGTTCTGGAGTCATTTATGCTGACCAAGCGGCAGTAGCAATATTTTTTACTCTAGCAATATCTTCCGCACTAACTGACTCATATCCTTGAGAACCCAAATGAGCATTTACTGCCGCAAACTGTGCGTCAATATCTCCACCAGTTTCTATAGCAGTCCTATGCCACCCAAGCGAATCTCCATCACTTGAAAACTTTTCAAGACGAATGTGTATTGCGTTATCGTTAATTTCAGTTTGACTAAGTTTTAATGTTTTCATTTTTTCTCCTTAAGTGGTTGTGTAATATTGTGCGCCTCTAGCCGTCCTAGTGGAGGCTTGACTATTAGTTACGTTTGAACCAGAAGCATTAACAATAAATCCACCACCTTGACCTTGTTTTTGCTGAATAAACCCAGAGGTAAATCCACTAACAATGCAAACACCTGGCTTGCCTTCGTAATTATCAACATTATTAAACGGGAAACCATTTATCCTAGTGTCTGCGCCACTTGCCGTTGATGGATAGACTACTTGAAATTCAAAAAAAGCAAATCTTCCTATTTTTGTATAAGTAGCCTCAACACTAGTAAACGTTAATCCTGCACTACTTCCATCTGTGGGTGTCCAAGTCCCTTCCTCATAATCATCCAATGTGTTTGCGTCAGATGATGCTGATTGGGATGCGGGGAAAGTAATGCCAGACCCACTTGTAGAGGGTGTAGCACCGCCTACCGCAATAGTAGTGGAGGCCGTCATTCTTGTGCCGTCACTAGTAACACCAGAAATACCAGCAAATGCGCCAGCGTTGTTGTATTGAAGTTGAGTGGTAGAACCGCCTGGGCTTGCCGCTACTGATGCCCATGATGAGTTAGTTCCATCTGTGGTCAGGTACTTGCCTGAGTTACTAGTCTGACTAGGGGCTAAAGCATTAAATGCCGTGTTAGCCGTAGTCTGTCCTGTACCGCCTGACGCAATAGCCAAGGTTGCTGACAAAGATGCGGCAGAACCACTTGTGTTTTGGTTTAACGTTGGAACATCTGCCACTTGTATAGCGGACAACAATGTATTTGTTCCATTGGAACGCAAATACTGACCACTTGTTTGTGTTCCTGAAAGCGCAGTTAATGCCGCTTGTTGCGTAGTCTGTCCTGTGCCGCCATTAGCAATTGCCACAGTTCCTGTGACATTGGATGCCGTACCAGTTGTATTCTGATTCAGCGTAGGAATATCAGCGGCAACAACTGCCCTGAATGTTGGAACTCCTGCGCTTCCATTGGGTGCGGCTAAAACAAAGTTAGCAGTCTTAGACGCATACGGGTTAAGCGTATCGCCATAACCAGCAGACAAGGATATAGCAGGGGTAGCACCACCACTTGATGCAACTGGAGAAGTTCCTGTTACAGAAGTAACTGTTCCAGAACCTTTGTTGTTAAATGTTGTCCAATCCGTAGAACTTAATGCGCCACGATTAGTCGCAGAAGCAGTCGGTACATTTAAAGTAATTACTGGGGTTGTGGTGCTATTAGCAACAGTAGAACTTAGATCAGTTCCTGTTGTCCCTAGAGTTAAAGCAGATACAGAAGTAACAGTTCCAGACCCACTACCAGCAGTAGCCCAAGAAGTTACTGTTCCATTAGTAGTCAAGAACTTACCTGAGTTTCCTGTTTGACTAGGAATCAGGTTATTGATCTGTGTTTGTAGGGAAGTTAGAGTATCAAGTACAAACTGAGAAGTGCCACCACCATTAGTAATAACTTTGATGGATTCCGCAAGGTCAGGAGCAACAACTTCACCAACATTGAGTTCAATACCACTAGAAAGGCTAATGACAAGGCTACCATCAAAATCAATACGAGCAGAGGTGACACTAATACCATCAATCCCGTCCACTCCATCACGCCCATTGATACCATCTTGGCCTTTAACTCCTTGAACGCCCTGCTTTCCATCACGTCCATCTTTGCCATTGCGTCCATCCTTGCCGTTTATGCCATCTCGCCCATCTTTGATGGTGGCAACTCGTTTTTCAATGGTGTTACCCACTTCATCAAAGCGAGAACGGATGTCAGACTCAATCTTTTTCAGAGCATCGACTACTAAGCCTACATTTTCGCCAATGCGTTGCTTTTGAACTTCTTTTGATTTGGCAATAGAAACTTGAATAGCATCGAGAGCCGCCTTTTTCTCAGCGTCAGTCATGTTTTCTAAGTTTGGGATAATGTCACTCATTTGAGATTCCCTGCCAATTGCTCTAAGAAGTCATTTTCTACTTTGGCTATGTTTTCTTGCTTATTTGCCATCTGTAGTTCAACAATTTTAGACTTGTTCTTGATGTCAGCCTCTTTTAGCATCAACTCAGCAATCTTGACTCTCTTATCAAACTCACGGCTTGCCGCTTCGTCCTGATTGGGAAGATTCTTGGTCAAAGATGCACTCATCTTGGCTTGCACTTCTTGTGGCATTAACTGAGCCTCGACAGACAACTTGGTTGCCTCTGCCCGATTCTGTTCTGCCTGAGTAGTTTGCACAGCAATATTAGCCTGCGCCGCTTGCAATGCCAATTGTTGTTGTACTTGTTGCAGTTGTTGTGCTTCTGGATCAGGTTGAGCCATCTTCTCCAACATTGCAATCAGTTCCATCCTGTTAGATAGGCTTGAATTAGCCAAAATGCCTTTCAGAATCACAGGCAAGACAGGAGTATTCGGGCCAAGCGTCTGCAACAAGCCAATAAACTGCTGTTGTTCGTACTCTCTAGCAATAATTCCAAGCGTTGCCGTAGGTATGAAATTCATATCCACAGAAGGATAACGCTCTGGGTCAAACTGCATATAGCGGAAAGCCGCTTTTTGGATAAACGGGATCAAGAAATCTTCTTGGAAGTTCACCAAAGTGCGCTTGTACTTCTTAATGATAGAAGCGACAGCCATAGACATACCGCCTTGACCACCATCTCTAGCCACATTGCTGATCATGCCTTGGGAATCCAATGTTCCCGTTGCTTGTAACAACATACGCTCAAAGTCTCGTGCCGTTGCCAAGTTGTTGGGGTCAGTTTGACCGAACTTAAAGGGGTAAAGAATCTCAGAAGGTGCGCCATTGGTGAGGATTGCCTTGCCAGGCTTGACTTCAAACTTCATTCCTCTTGGCAAACGGGTAGCGTCCATAGCAATCATGGGGCTAGTGGTCAGCGCAAGGGAGTCAAGGTGTGAGCGAGTCTGTGCGTCAATAGCCTTTTGCATATTGAACGCTTTTTCTACTGTTCCTCTGCCTAGTAATCTGTTTGGAACTGTGTCATCTTGATATGTCAAGACGGGACGATCCTTCATCATGTAGGGATTGGCTTCAGCCTTTAGGAGTTGCCCATCATTGGCAATAACAATAATGGCTTCTACCAAGTCAGCATATTCCTCTGCCTCAGAGTTATCTGGGAAAAGGTCAACAATCTCTTTGTTTTCTTCTAGGTTTTCTAGGTATTCCCGTGGAACTAAGCCATAGTAGGTCAGGAGAAGAACCTTCTCATCTTGGTATTGGCTTACCTCTTGGGTAGGCTCAAGGTCAGAATCGTCACCAGAAGTGGTAATGTTTACTTTACGATAGATACCAGCCTCAATGCCTTGGACAATCTTGTGGATAGAGACATATTTCTC